AATTTGCTCTTACTAAAGTGGAAGCTAAAAAATCGTTTATATTAACGAATAACCAATTATTTGCATCAAACCAATCCCTATACATGTCTTTAATTCTCTCATATAAGAAATTGTCTGGCAATACTACAATAAAATCAGATGACTGTGGTGACTGAATCATTTGCGTTTTAATTATTTATTACAACTATAGTATTATCTTTGGTTCTTTTTTGAAAGGTTCAAACCCCAACCTAGCTTTATATAGCCTATAAATTTCTCTAGCCTCCTTCTTAATTAAGAATTGATTAGAAAACGTTAAAACCCTCCACAAGTCTCTGTGAGATATAGCTCTGGGCTCTGTTTTTATTCTTTCGGGAATGTAACTCCTGATAGCAAACCCAAATCCACTACCATTAAGCATTTTAACAAGTGCATGGTAATCAGAATTTTTAAGATTTCTTACACTAATACCTCCTCTGTTAATAACTTTCTCTATTTTATCAATTTGGTTCATATTAGAAGTAAAGACCTTGTCCAAAACAGCCGCTCTAATTTTGGGTGGAATGAAGTGCAAATTTATCATCATTGGGTTACCAACGCTATCCTGTCTATAACCAATAAAAAGACTTATGGGAAACGCAGAGTAAAATTCCAGCTCCTCTTTAAACTTAGGATCATCATATACGAAAGTGTAAGTCCTACCCAAAATAAATGGGTCTGGAGTATGGTCGTCTCTGGGTTTTATTAGTTCGTCTATGTACAATTTTTTGTACCAATTGAGATTATGGTATCGTATGCTAGAATCACCCCTAGCTCTTCTTTCTATTTTTAATTGATCACTCGGTAATATCATACTAATTATATATTTCTCAATGAGTGAATTAAAAATTTTGCGGCTAGGCTTCTGACAAGGAACATACCCCCCTATAAGGGGGTAGATAGAAAACATACGCAGAGCAGAACCAGCGAGGAATTAGTTTTGGATAATTTCTTTTATCATAATTATTTTGGACGTTTCATAGTAATGTGGTTGTATAATTTTTATTAATTTTTCATGTAATTCTCAATTTCTCAATACATTATTAGATCAGCTAAACAATAAATCAATGATATCCTGATTTAATTCTTTATTTGTTATCTGGTTCTCTGACAAGGAACATACCCCCCTATAAGGGGGTAGATAGAAAACATACGCAGAGTAGAACCAGCGAGGAATTAGGTTTGGATAATTTTTCCTATTATCATTCCATTGGAAATTTTTTCTATTGTTATGATATTATTGTAATTATGTTTCCAGCCAATCCTTGATTTATTCAAGCAATTTTCTTTTATTATAATTCTATCAGCAATTTCATCATTCATTGTTTTCTTTTAATTATTATATCCGCATGGAATTGCTTATTTATTGTTGGTTTATTGCTTTTATTATCATTCTCCTAATTTACCCACTTTTATACGCCTCCTCTTATACAAAAAATATACCCTTTCTACAATTTTATCGTCAATAATATTATTATATCATCTTAATCTATCTTTAATAGAAAATATATTACCCGTATCAAATGATATACAGTTCTATTATTTTTCATAATTGGAAACGCAATCGTTAATACATAATTTTTATACTTTGAAATTAAATTCTACAAATATGGAAGTAAAAAATTCTGAGGGAACTATTGTTAAAATTATTAAAAACGATAGAACTGGTCGAAATCTAGTGATAGTGGGCGGTGCAATAGTAAGTGTTTTTGATATAGAAACGATTGATGAACATAAAAGACTTGGTTTTATTTCCAAATTTAGAAGAGGACTAAAGTCAATGAAGGATTATGAATTAAATAGAGCTTCCATTCATAACATGATTTCAGACATTAATAAGGAATTAGAAGAAACCACTAAGTTTGAGCAATTTCCAATTAAAAGCCTGTAAAACTATGAGTGATATAAAATACGTAATAGTAGCCATGCTTAGTAAAATTAGAGAAGGAGAACACATATCATCTACAGAAGCCGCCATAATATTTGATGCTACTGTAGTGCATTCTAGAGTGATTCCAAATGGTATGGTCGCTATAAGTGCTGGATTTTTAATTATTGGTAACAGTGGTATCAGATTAGATTCTAGGTGTTATGGAGAAAGCGTTTCTTTAGGATTAAAATCTAACCCAAAAAAGATCGTAGGATTGTTAACAGTTTGTTAAACAGAATGAATTATCACTTTTAATAAAAATAATGTATGATTATAGGGAAATACGTAATTAGAAGATCTAAAACTATTAAAGATATACTAATTGATAGAGAATCTGCTAACAAAGAACACACTACTAGAATGCTACAAATATACAGTTGTAGGATATTTGGATTATGCTTCTACAGAGCTGATCCAGTATATTGTGAAGAGAGAAAGGAAATTTTTAAACGAAAACCAAAAATATAAAATTATGTATGCAATAAACGACCTGATAGAGCACTTAGATGTCAGAGAAGCAGTATCTAGATCCAATTATGACTTTCAAAATAAAATCATAACTCTAACCATGGAGGAATGTGATTACGATTTGTTCAAACCCCTACAAAGTAAACTTGAATTAAGATCTTACAATTATGCTTTGAAGTTTGTTGAAACTAAGGATGGAATAACGAAAGTTGGATACATGTTTGAAATGAAAAATGATTTAAGTGTAGACATAACTATTGGAATGGAAAAGAAATATGGTGTAGTTGCACCAGATGGGAAATTCTATTCATGCCATTATGAAGGTCATGGCGATTTGGAGTTTCTTTTAAACCAGTGTGGTATAATAGATGAACCTAAAAAACACAGAAATAGCTTTTCAGAAAGTGGTTGGTTAAAGTTAAGTTTTGGATACATCATTGATTGTGAATGGGAATTTGATTGGCGTGTTGATGGAGAGCATATAAAAGTAACCGAAGAACAATACAAAACTATGAGATCTTACATACATTCGTTGGGTAGAAAATTCACAATGTTTTGTGGTGAGTGGTATAACGTTGATGATCTAAAGATATTGCCTAAGTTAAATAAAAACAATTGGCTTAAAGAATTAACCGCATTACCGAGTGTGATCGTTGAAAATCCTAGAGCTGAATTAGAAAAACATATATAATGGGAAAATACGCTAATCTTATTGCAGCTGTTAATGCTGGGTGCAACGTTCCAAAATTCGGGCTGCTAGACGATGGATTTACTGATTCATCAAAGAATGGGGATCAGTTTGTTAATTACTATAAAGAGTTCAATAACAAACACTTTGATTCCTCTGTAAAATCTGTTTCTGTCAGAAGTTCTAGTAACATTTCTACTCCAGGTTTAATGAGAACAATTTTAAGAGTTCCCAACACTAGTAAAAACGTATATAATGCGATAAAGACCGTAAGAAATTCTTTTAAGAATCCTATGTTGCTGAAATACTTAGAAATGATTGGCTGCACTGATTTTCAACCCGAAATAATAATTCAGGAAATGATTGGATATGAGGATGCTGAACAAAATTTCTATGCTGGAGTTGTATCTACTCATGACGTTATCACCCATGAAGAAAAAATTAATGGGTATTATATCGAGGGTTTTACAGGAGATTTAATTATGTCTGGACACGTACAAGGTAGCCAAATAGAAAAATTGAAGGAAGAAAGCTATAGGGCTTATAACAATTTAATAAGACATTTAGTTAAAACCAAATCTCCTTATGAAATGGAATTTGTTATTAAAGACAATTTGGTTTATGTGTTGCAGATAAGATTATTAAAACTCCTGAAAGAAAATCAAATTGTAAAGGATATAAGTGATATGACCTTGATTGGTGAAGGTATGTCGTCTAGTCCTATGTCTTTAATAGGAAACATTACAACTAACATCAGTAATTGTCATGGTAAAATTTTACTATTAAATAGAGACACTACCGATGAAGACGTTGAAATTCTAACAGCTAAAGCCATAATAACTACCGATGGTAACCAATTATGTCACCTAGCTACGCTTTGTAGGAGTGTAAAAATACCCTGCATATTATCTTACAATGGTTTGATTGAACTGCAGGATGGTGAAAAAATACTCATTAATAGAGACGGTAAAATTTATAAGTAATGAACATTAAAACAATATCAATGACTAGTCAAACTAGTTGTAAAGGGTGTAGAGCATTAAAAGGTAAATCTTGTAATTTATCATTTACTATAAAGAGTGGTAAACCAGAGTCGGGGTTATGCTATAAGCCTAAATTAAAGAGAGATTATGACGACTTATTAATTAAAAGAATAGTTGAAAAAGAAATTTTAAATTATGAATTGGATCACTTGCTAGCAAAAAAGATGATACTAATGTTAAATAATGACGGAAAGTCAAATTCTATGTTAAATTCATTTTTAGACCAAATCGAAAAAAAGAGATTCATATCAAAAAGGCAATTTGAAATATTAATATCCCACTTTTAATATATACTGAAACTGGGATTCTAATATAGAATTTTTAATTTAAATAATAACAAAAGTATGAAATTAAAACTATTATTGACACTAAGCTTGGTAGCCTTGCTTAGTGTCTGGGGGGGTTGACACCAAAGATCAACAAAAAATTGCCACCAACAATTTAAATGATTGTGAGCAATTATTTGATTATGAACAGGTTGCAATGGAAGATAACATGGTTATCCAAAATGCATTAGACATAGATTCTAAGGAATCATATCTAAATTGTTCTATTGAAAAAGAAAATTCCAAACAAGTTGCCATTGCAACTACTATTTATTCTGTTGAAAAGTACTATCCAGGTAATTTGCTCTTTAGGAACTACAACAACAATAATAGATATAATGAATCGTTAAATAATAAGTCCAATGTCCGCAGCCATTTAAAACTGCTCCAAGGAAATTCGCACAGTAATGCACCAATTCTAAGCCTCAATTCTAGGAATTTGCGTAGTGCTTCACCCCCTTGGCGAATGCCGACTTCGTGTTAGAGTTAACACTTTTTTAGACTTATTAAAAGCCCATTGTAATAATGGGCTTTTTTATTATTAGAAATTAAAAATAAATAGATTAAATATAATACATGAACAGGTACAATTTTAGACGCAGGGTTTATGGTACTAGAACTAGAGTAGGTGTCTTAAATTCCACTCTTAGAAATATAGCTAATTTAGGTATTGATGATAGTATCATTAATACAAAAATAAAGAAACATAGCTTAACTTCTGATGACCTTGATCATTACGAACCATTCTTAGAAGAGGAGGCTAACCAAAGGCTTAGATCTAACCAATTCAAGTCAGAAGAAGAGGTAAAGCGTTATCTTCAATTAAATCCTGAATTAAAAAATATAGTAGAAACCCTAGTAGACAGCTGTATAGTATATAACGACGACAATGAATTTTGCGAACTATTTTTAAACAAAAAGAAATTTGATTATAGTGCAAAATTTGAAGCGTCCGTTACCGAAAAGTATTCCGAAATCATGAAAGGCTTAGGTTTTAACAATGAACAAGAGGCTTGGAAGGTTTTTTACAGTTTGTTTCTTTCTGGAAAAGTAGGGTATGAAGTCATTTATGAGACTATATTAAAAAGTGATTTTGATGAGAAACTTGCTGAAATTAAGGACATAATCAATCTTAGTGAGAGCCAATTAAAGGTAATTAAAACAGAATTGAAATCGGATTTAAGTGAATCAAAAAAGAAGGATATAAATTCTAGGGCTAAAAATATTATTAGGTCATTAGATGAACTAAAATCCGTCAAGCTAATGTATGACAGGAGACTTGACATGGCTGCCAAAATAGCCACACTTGAGGAAGATGAAATTGGAAATTTAAATGAATCTTTATTAAAAGAAATAGAAGACCAAGAATTAGCCGAATTAGGTTTGTTAGGTGATGATAAAGAAGAAGAAAGAAAGAATCTTGTTCCTAAGGTTTCTATTAAAACTAAAGACAAAATTGAGAAAATACCTATTAAAATTATTGGGTTTAAAAGATTGAATCCATACACTTTTACTAGAATAGATGGTATAAAAGAAGATGGTTCTAGAATCGTAATGTATAAATTCTTAGACCATTATGGCAAGTATAGTTACCTACCAGAACAATGCATTGTAACTGCTGAATGGAATAATATTTCGGGTAATAGTGAGATGTATGAATCCACTTACTTAGACTCCATAAAAAGAAACTACAACCTAACTAGATCTTTAGAAGAAAGTAGAGTTGGTTGGAACATATTAGTTGCCCAATACAGGCTTAAAATGATAGTTCCCACAGGTACTAAGATAGGGGTTAAAGCTAAAGAATCAGTAACTAAATTGGTAAGCCAATATAAAGAAAAATTGTCAATTGATTCATCAACTGGGGTTGTTTCCATAAACGGAGAGACGGACTATAAATTTGGCAGAAACATAGCATTACCTAGTAGAAATGGAAATACCACTCAAATTGATAGTATTCAATACAATGGTGTAGATTTAGGCAAAATGGACGTGGTGGATTACTTTAGAGACAGTGTGTATAGAGATAGTACCATTCCTAAGAGTAGATTTGATAGTGAAAACAGAATAGGAAGTTTGTCCCTGTTTAAAGCCGATGGTATACCATATGACGAGGTGATGTATCATAAAAGATGCAGAAGAATATGCGCTGAATTTTCAAAGTTAATCAAGAAACCCATATACTATTCAGCTATAATAGAAGATCCAGTACTGTCATTAGATAATGACTTTGAAAATTCTATAAACATTAAATTCAACACAGATGGCTATTTCGAAATGGCTAAAGAACACGAACTGACGGAGGCTAAGATGAAGAACTATTCCTCTTTTGAAAGAGTTCAAGATTCTGAGAGAGAACCATTGTTTGATAAGAAGTTTTTATTAGTCGATAAGTTAAAAATATTGACAGAAGAGGAATGGGAACTTAATGAGAAGAGAAAGTCCGAAAAGATTACTCAAGAAAATGATGGACAAGTAGACACTTCTAGGTTGGATAAGTACTAAGAAACCTTTCGCACAATTTTTTATTTTTCATAAAACTATTATATGACTCCATTTGATATTGGTAATAGATACTCCAATGATTTTCTAGAACTCAAAAAATCAATAGATCAAAACGCTTATTATAAGCAATGCTTTAGACTAGAGTATATATTCTTTGGTCATTTAATTGATGATTTAATTTGCAACAACAAATTATTTAAACATCAAGAACTAATACAACATTTAGTTGCTGGAGGAGTTATAGATGATTGCGTAGATTATTTGATAGAAAACAAAATTCCTGATCAATCCGAAATATTTGAAAGTGAACTGCTTACTAAACATGATATAGGTTCAGTGGTAGACATTGCTAAAGCTAATGCTAAGGAGAAATTGATTTCAATGATCAGGGATAGAAAGGATGATGAATTACTCTCAATCTTGAGCAATAATTTAGAATCTTTAGAAGATTTTGTTGATTATTTAGTTAGTTTTATGCACTTTGGTTTGACCAGTCAAGATATAGTCAACGTTTGTTATACTAAAATCTGGTCTGATGGTGTCATGGATTTCAATAAGTCTATGAGAAAAATGTTAGACGCTATGAATGCTTGTTTGAATAAGGATTATTATATGTTAGCGTTTACTCATGGTCAACCTGCCGTCCCCATGAAAGTTAATCGTTTAAATAAGGTTTATAATGAAAAGATTAGGGTCGCCCTATACGATACAGTCGCATCTGTAAAATCCTTAGAATTAAAATTTGGTAGTGGTGCTGTTGGTGGACAATTTACTTTGTTAAATCTTTTAGAGGACACCAGCAATTATGATACTGCATGTAATCAAACAATATATGATTTCTTTCCAGGTTCTCATTCCATTGATTTTTCTCAAGAAAGTTTCCAAAATAACAACTATCCCAATATTTTTAACAGCTTGAGGGGGTTACTGTCATTATGCACCACTATGTTAGACATGACTCAAGACATGTGGTTATATAGCCTTATGGGATACTTTACAAAAAATAGTAACATTAATGAAGTGGGTAGTAGTACTATGCCACAGAAAGTTAATCCTATTGAATTCGAAAATGCGGAGGGCAATTTGAAGTTGGCAATTGGGTTAATAAACACTTACTTGAACAATTTAAACGTTAGCAGACTGCAAAGAGATCTAAGTGACATTACTATGATGAGGAGCGTTACTATAATACTTCTATATGTTAGTAAAGCTGTTGAATCATTGGAAAAAGGTTTTACTAGATATAGCATTAACAAAAGAGAAGTAAAAAAAGATCTGGCAAACAATCTTCAATGTTTTTCGGAATACTTACAACTTTATTGCAAAATTAACGATTATGGTGAGGACTCCTATAAGATGATAAAAAGTTATTCCATTTCTACACCAAATTGGAATGCTCATACGCTATCTAAGGTTTGTCATGATATTACAGGCGATAGAAAATTGTATGAAAAACTCATGGATTCTATAGATTAAACAAATGAAACGCTTATATCATTAGAATTGTATTCGGAGTTATTGTAAAAGTTTTTATTTAAAGTAGAACTGTTGGCGGTATTACCATCTACTTTACCACCTAATATTATCTCATCTTCTTTCTTGATGTTACCTCTTAACCCATCATTCATGTTAGGTGTAGATATTGTTCTATTTCTTCTAGGATCTATAGAAAAAGATTTTTTATTTATAGCTTCTTTAGCCACATTTACAACGCTTTCCTTTGAGTCACTAGATATTCTGTTTAGGTTGTCGCTAGTTGGAGCAAAAAGTTTATCACCTTTATTTATGGCAAATGGATTACTATACCCATTATAGTAGCTTACCAAGTCAATCTTGTTCTCATCTCCATACAGAAATTTGGCTATAGCTGATGGTTTTGCAGTTAGATTATCACCTACTATAAATACCTTATTATTAGTAAATTCCCTTAAGTTAGTATTAGACATCTTTGTTGTTAAATCAACAATTTCTTCACCATCGATGTTTATCATCGGGCTGTTTTCTATTAAATTAAGATATAGTAATTCCAACAGTATTTTTAATATATATTGAAATCTATTAATAACCAATAAATTTTTAAATAAAACATTATGTCTGAAAGTAATTTTTTGTCTATGAAGAAGATGCTAGAAGAAGAATCAAAAGATCTAGCTAAGGCTGTAGAAGAAGGTGATGTAGAAACTAAAGACGCTGCTGAGAAGCCTGATAACGTTGATAATTTTCTTAATGATTCACAGAACACCAAAAGTGACCTAGGTAACATTAAAGCTCAAGAACATAGTGTTGAAAAATCCAACCTTTCAAACGCTATCACTGATAGGTACTTAAGTCTAAATGATGATTTGAATGAATTAGCAGCAATACTAAACAAGTCTAAGAAGGAAGACTTTGAATTAGACATTAACTTAAAATTCAAATTACCATCCAACAAATTTATAGATTCTATTATGGAAAATATGGATTATAGCGAGGATGATGTCAAAAAAGTGTTAGGCAGAATAATCGCAATCGATGCAAGTTATATAGCAGTAGAGGTAATAAATAAGTTTTTAAAAACAAATAAAACTAATTAATATGAAACTTTTAGATACAGTGGGAGTTAGTAAAACTCCAAAAAATTACACAAAAAAAATTGGAAAATATAATTTATTTTTCAAAAAGGAAGTTGATCCTAAAGAAGTTGCAAAAGAATTAGCTAGCTTTAGTAACAAAACCATATTTTTTAAGAATTCTGCCTTTGGTGTTAATCAATTGATTAACAGAAGTGGTATCAAAGATAACGATGTAGATCCATTAAAATTTGTTTTCGTTTTAAGTTGTTTAACATCCAAGTCAAAACAATTTATCTTTCAATTAACCAAGGATTCTTCTGTTCAAGTTATTTGTGTTAATCCCACTCCCCTTAACAAAATGTTAATTGCGAAAGGGTTTACTATTGGTGAAGAAGAAACTGAAACTGAAACTGATCCAGATGCAAGTGGTGAAGGAAAACAAACTGAAACAGGAACAGGAACAGGAACAGGAACAGGAACAGGAACAGGAACAGGAACAGGAACAGGAACAGGAACAGACGGTTCAGGTGATGCAGATCCAACAGTAGAGTTTTCCGAAGAAGCCAAACCTTTATTGTCTGACCTAGATTTAAAGCTAGAAGATTCAGAAAAATATGACGCTGAAACCATTGGGAAAGCAAACTTATACGCTAAAATTTACAATGAAAAAAGCGTTGCTGATTTAAAAAAGGTTTTAAAAGATGTGGAACACTCTGCAACTGTTAAAAAAGATCTAGTTATTCTAGTTATCGACAATAACTTAGCATAATTAACCCTTATTTAGTTACTAAAGGCTGGTCTGTTGATCAGCCTTTTATATGTTACTCTCTTGATATTGCATACCAAATTTGAAGTCAAAGCTGAATAAACCTACTTCTTCTCTACGTTTTATTAGTATATCTATACCAATTCTTTTTTCATATCTTATATTTTGAAGGTTTTCCACTCCACCAACTCTTCCATCTCCACTATCACCAGACCCATAGTAATCCGTTAGCCTACAGGAGGCTGTTATTGGAACAAGAATTTTACCACCGTTTTCTATTTTTTCACCTTTGTTATAGAAAGGATTATTAACTGACATTTCGTTTTTAGTGTCTGGGGAGATGTTAAGATACATTCCACATGTTTTTTTACCTATTAAATATCTGTCTTCTAGTTCAAATCTCATTTTAGGTATACTGTCTAATTGGTTTCCACCAGATAATACCCTAGTGAATTCTTTATACCCCATCTGTTTCTCATTACCTTCATCATTGATATTTCTAGATGCCGCACTAGATTGTATAAAAGGATTAAATAGATAAGTGCTAGTTGCCGCATCGTAATTCGCTACCCTTGACAGGTTATTGTTAAATTCAGCCCAGTTATCTACGACTTCTTGAATTCTAGGATGATTCAGGTGAACTGCAAATTCTGATTCAAATCCATTGCCGTTGGTGTTGTTGCCACCCGACCAAATAAAATCTTTGGTTACAGTTCCTGACAATATTGGAATAGAAACGTCGGCTGAATAATCAGTTTCATACATTTCATTGTTTAAAGACACGTCTCTAAATCTGCTATACAAGTATTGTCCTTGCCCTTGTTTGTTTTGAAAATATGTTCCAAAGGTGCTATCGTTGAATTCATTACTCCTCAATTCTTTGTATGTTATTGGAACTAAAAATTGCTTTCTAAACTGTTGGTATTCTGATAGATTGAATACGTACCCATCATAGGTATCAGACAATGGGCTATCAATATTTCCTGGAATGTAACTAAGTATTTCTAGATCACCATTACTAACGTTACTGATTTCAATGAAGTATGTTTTTTCTACAATACTCCCTTTCTTTATAGAATTGTTAGAAACCAATTCTGAGTATAAACCACCATCAATTGTCACAACTGTGTTATTCTTAACAACAGCCACTTGTTTGTCTTCTGAATCTATTATTCTTACTTGCAACTCTCCAAGTGATCCTTCCAATATGTTTGTTAAAGAAGATATTTTACCTCTCATATCATCTATAACAGCTTGTAAATCTTTGTTTCCTTCTTCTGGAGTCTTTTCATTAGTACCTATGTTTCTAGCTAAGTGCTTGAACAACCTGTCTTTATTAGTGAATGAATCATCAGCGTGACTTTCTAATCCTCTTCTACTAAACTCTTCAGCCATATCCCTCCTAGCCCTTTCGGACTTGGTTTTATCTATAACCGCACTTTCATTGCCAGCCAATCCTTCTGGAAATTCATATCTCTTAGTAGGACTCCAATCACTTACTATTTCTCTTACTGGGTATCCTGCATCACTAACGCTTCTCACTCTAATTTCTAAGATTTCATTAGCAGACATTGGTATAAGATACTGATTTGGTGAATTTATGTCTGGATCGCTATTGCTTTCATCATAAAATACCCCAGATATGTTTTTCTTTCTAGGACTTTTGTTGTATTTTTCCCATCTACTAACTGAATACCTCTCTTCTGTGTTGCTGGAAGTTTTAAATTTGTCTGTTTCAAATTCACTAGCCTTACCATTAATAGATAAATACCTATACTCTAGTTCTAATTTTACAACTGGCTGTTCTCCCAATTTTAGAGATTCATTCTTGTATCTACTCTTGGGGAATGGAACAACTCCCACCAATCCATACTTTGGTTTGAAAAAGCTGTCGGTGTCACTGATTTCTATGATTTCACCTCTCACACTCTCTAACTCCTGAATTGTGATTTTATTTTCTTCCACTAAGTCAGATTCTTTAACTCTTAATTCATTTATACTATTTGAATTCCTAACATCGCTAGAATCTAATGCAGACAGTTCCTCTTTAACATTCCTTAAGGATAGGGATATTGCGTTACTCTTTTCTAATAGTGACTCCTTAGTCGAGTGTAACTTTTTTAATCTGGTTACATTGTTTACATTGTTCTTGTGGGCATTTATAACCTCCACCTTCAAACTAGATGCCTCTATATCAGGAACGTTTGGTTTTAATATTTCTTTTGATGGTAATATTTTATTTTCTGACAGTGCCAACAGAGTGTTCCACATGTCATCTATAAATTCATCTTTAAATTGTATATTTTGATAGTTTTTTAACGAATATAAGTGTATTCCCACACCCACACCCCAATCATAACTAGCAGTATTGCTATTATTGTTTACTGGACTTAAGAATAATACAAATCTTGATTCTTTTCCTACAGGCACTATTGCTGTTTGTCTACTAATTTTACCTTGTAACTCTAATACGTTTGTTCCCTTTAATATAGGTAAATTGCCTTCTATTTTCCTAAGACTAACTTTTCTAACGTCTGTTCTAACGTTTACTACTTCATACACGGTAGATCGTTTAAACACTAACTTACTACCTGATTGTAGGGTTAAATCTCTATTATCCTTGTCTTTATACCTTAGTGTGTTTAGGGTGTACGTTAACTCTATTCCACTTTCTTCGTTTATAACTTCATTAGCTATCTTAACCACACTAAATTTTCCAAATTCTGTGGAAACCGAATTTTTTACCCTAGCCTCATTCTCTACATTGCTGTATCCTATCTGGTTATCTCTAAGTTCTGATATGGTCTCTAAGTACGGTTTTCTGCTATTCAGTAAATTACTGTCGAAATATTCGTTGTTTGTTTCATTGTCTTCTAAAACAACTTTTCTCCAGATAAATCTATGATTTCCTCCATATACTGCTGGGTCTATAGGGATTTCTATAGTAGCCATTGGATTGGTCATGTTATCTTTTAATGGATTATTTTTAATAGAATACTGTAGTATCGGGGTTGCAAAAACAAACGGTTGTGGTGTTTGTAGTGGTTCTGATATAATCAAATTTCTTACACTACCGTCTGGTAAGATGATTCTAGGGTTTTTAATATTAGAATTTGATATAGAATCAAAATTTTTCTCTAGGTTCGTTATCTTAGATATAAGGTAACCTATAGATGGTATTTTATATTCCTCCTGAATTCCACTATTATTCTCCCATTGCATGGTCACTACTTCATTGTTTGAAGAATACACAGATTGCAAAGTCTCTAAGAAAGATATTAAATTCTTATCCCTCTTAGCAGCTTCTAAAAGACTGTTTTCTAGTGTAGCGTCATTCATTTCGATCTAATTTTTAATTGCGATTTAACTTATATATTTTTATGTAGATATATAATTTATAATCAAAATATAAAATGTAAAAAATGGCTTTAACACTTACACCAATAAACGCTGCCGACAATATCAATTCTGCTCCAGAAAAGATACAAAATAATTTTAGTGCCATTAAGTCGGTTATTGATAAGATTGAATCCAAATTTAACCTAGAAACTTCTAAAATTGCATTAACTTCCACATTAGAAGCTCCCACAGGAGGTTTTGCTGGAAATGCAATATTACTATCTGGGGTTGGAACTATCATATCTGTTAGACCAAATGGTGGAGCATTAGTGTATAGTGTAAGTGATGCTGGTTTCATAGCAGCTAAAAAAATTAATATTGATGGCACTGACACTAGTACCATCAACAAATTGTCGACTACAGAGTTTGGTGTCTCTGGAATCTCATTGTTTGCTGGGCATGTAGACTTCAATAGTGGTGTTAGCAAGGTTTCTAAGAAACATTCCGACATTGCAATAAGCACTACCAACGTAGGAGAGTCCGCATCAAACCCATTAGATATATCTATTTATGGGGAACACATTTTCCTAGACGCTAACAATTCTGGAAATCCATTAAATGGTAATGGGTTGGCAAAATTGTCACTAAATACCACTGCTTTGAAAGTTGGTCAGGTTGTCAATTTATACGTTTCTAGAGTAAATTCAGCTGACACTATAGCCCTATTCAACGGAACGGCTTCTACGGAGAAGTTTGCTGTCATTGGATTAAACGGTTATGAAACCTTAGATAGTAACGTGTTACCTACCCATGATAACACCACTCCAGGAGCTAGATTAAAAATGATATATAAACAAATTGCCCCAAGCAACTTTAAACTTGTCATATTAGAGAAGGTAGGATTTAACCTATAAAACTTAAACTAAAAATTAGAACTAAAACTAATAACTAAATGGAAGAAAATCTCAAAAAAAGTATTGAGGGTGACTCCTTTGAAAATTCTGTAGAGACGCAACCTAAGGTCTCTGAATCACAGTCTGAAATTTCCGAAGTTCGTGAGATAGATTTAGCATCAGCTGGATGGAGTCCTGTACCTGTAAAAGAGAGTCCTAGTCAAGGCAATTATTTCCCAGCCAACACTACTATTAAGATTAAATCAGCAATGGCTGTTCAAATTAAAAATTATAGTACCATGGATACTTCATCTATGGAATCTGTGGAAAGAGAAGTAGACGCTATTTTGGACGCTAACATAAAAATAACTTACCCTGACGGAACTACTGGTGGTGTTAATGACCTCACTATAGTAGACAAGTTACATTATTTGTTTTTGATAAGGGAAAAGACGATGTTAAATTTCAACAGCAAAAAAGTGTTGAAACAAGAGGTTTACCATCCAAAGAATCCAAACCTTACTACCCAAGTTACTATAGATCACAAGATATTTGAATATTATGACATATCTGAAAAAATATTGTCATATTATGATAAAGAAAATAATTGTTTTAAAATATATGACAACAGTGATCCCAATGACGTTATAGATTTAAAATTTTACGTTCCCACTGTGGGCGTAGTTAAATGGGTGAAAGACTTTATCAGAAGCAAAGAAATTTCTAAAATGCAAGGTGGATCAGAATCTTATAATGAACACTTTATGAAAGTTCTACAGTATATAACTCCTAATTGGAGAATGCTCAACGAAGACTATTACAAAGAAAAATTAAATTGGTATGCTAACCTCTCTATTGATGCTAACGAAGTTCTAGTTAGATTCATAGACCAGATATCTATTGGTGTAAAACCTAAGATTAAGGTAAAATTCGGAAACGAGGAGGTTTCCGTGCCGATCAACTTTCGAGACTTCAAATCTATTTTCTCTGTTTCAAGTAGAGCTGAGTTATTATTACCAGATTCTTAGCAACTTTTTATTAGATAAGCAAATTCCTCCAAAACATTTGGAATATTTACCATTTAACGAGTTTTGTTTATACAGCAATAATTACATAGAAGAATTACAAGCTAGGAAAAAAAGAGCTGATGAACAAGAGAAAGAAAATAAGAGATTAGAGAATAAATATAGAAATAATAAAAGTATGAAAAGTTGGAAGTAGAAGATTTAATTTTTATAGATTATAGTAGCACTTGCATAGCAGTTTCCCACTATAACAAATTTACCATGAATTATAGATTTATGGTAATGCACAATTCATTGGACGTTTCTAAAGTTATTGGGTTTGATGTTAAGAGTCATAATAAGATTTTTGGACTTGAAGATCTCGTAGAATATCACAGCTTTAGTAGGGCATCGCATAGTAGGGTTAAGGGTAACACCCACGATTACAACATAAAGCATGTAAAAGATTGTATGATGTTATCTCATAATTTTGTTGAAAAATTTCAGGAATTTACTCATTCGGTAGATTACAATACATGTTACGTGGGTTGGGAAGACTATCCTGTAAGTATAAAAAGCAATTCTTCTAGTCACGTTACCGATTTTACTGCCATGGCTAAAAGTGAATTCTTTAAAATATTCCCCATAGATAATACTAAGTGGTATCAACCACAGGTTATTAAAAAGACTGCTGGTAATGGTAACTACAACAAAAGGCAAATGTTTGATCAATTTATAGGTATGGAACCAGAATCTGAACTACAGCTATTTGCTAATAAGAACAAAGTGAATTATTATTCTGGGTCAAAAAACATCAATCATCCAATGGAAGATTTGGTAGATTCCTATTTTGGGGTTAAAACTATGATTAACGAAATAATGGGTTAGTTATAACAATGTTTTGAAATCTGGGGTTTCTGTCTTTTGTTCTAGGAATTCCAGCCTTTCTATAACGTTTATTCCATACTTTTCAGCTTTTTCTAGTTTTGCCTTGGCATTAGATTTCCCATCAAATATCAAGTCAGTGACTTCTTTACTTAAACTGTCTTTGTACTTGCCACCATTATCTTCTATAAACTTGACCAAATTATTGTCTCTAAACCCTGTAAAGCAGAATACCTTATCAACATATAATCCTTCAGAATTATTGCTGTAATTAACGTAACTCTTAATTGAATCATAAAACTTATACCAATCACTTAAGCCTTCTTCATATATTTCAGCTGTGTGTTGACCAACTCCTTCTATATCCAGCAACTTATTATCTTCTAACCCCTCTAATATCAAGTTCAATTTACTTTCAGCAAGACCTGGAAAGCAATTGCTAGCAGACATCAATCTAGCTGGATTAGTATTACTAAGTTTTTCCCTAATAGCTTTTTTCATGTTATCTACCTTCTTATGTCCCCACCCATCATACAGTGTTAGTTGTTCCAAATCCCCATTTATTATGTCTTCTACCGATTTAAATCCTATGTTCCACATGCTCTCTATTGCAGACATTCCCACTGATAGTATCTTCATGGTCTTGAAAAAATGATAAATAGACTTTATCATAACTGAATCATCAATCTTTGCCAATCTTAATTTTACATTGTTAGCATCCCAAGACCAATGACCTTTGCTTAATTCTTCTGGAATGTTATAGTTGTTGACTAGATCATTCTCACTTATGAATTCACTAGCCATCATACCACTATTAACAACTTTAATAAATTCTTTATTATTTAAGACTTTAACACCATCGACTCTGGTGACCCTAGGTATTACCCCACCACTCTTGACAGCACTTACGGTACTTCCAACACCTATCCCATAATATTTAATAAATCTTTCATTATCTAGATTTATCCTACCAACAGTGTCTCCTCTAAGTTTTATTGGTTCTACTATTGCCACTGGATTTAAAACACCCGACTTATCAGCCTTTCTTTCAATACCTAACACAGTTGTTACTTCTTCCTTTTCAAAGTTGTTCTTATACGCTATAGAAAATGTGGGATTACCTTTAGTATCATATCTAGGTTCTGATATTGTGGACTTGTTAGACAATTCTATGACCAGACCATCTATAGGGTATTCACTAGACCATTCTTCATGAAGCTTTACTAAAGCTTTATGTTTAATTTCTCGACCTTTTAAAACCTTCATGACAAGCTCTCCTACCACGACTCTGTTTCTTAAAGTTTCGTATTCATTAATTTTGTTGCCAGAAAATCCAAATCTCTCAAATGGTTTTAGTTCTACCATTTTTAACCAGCCTAAGTCTGGAAAGTCACCACTCATGAGACCCATCACAGCACTTCTAGGACTAGAATATTTGCTAGACATGGTTTTGAAATTATTGTTTGAAATTATTAATTCTCCTCTACATGGTGTAGTGGGGTGATGCACGTAATTAAGCATGGTTCTGTAGTACCTATCAGTTATGTCTATGTTTCCATCAGCATAACCTC